ATGAAAAATGGTACAGTAAAATGGTTCAATGCGGATAAGGGTTTTGGTTTTATTACGGGTGAAGACGGGACGGATGTCTTTGTTCATTTCTCAGCAATCCAGACTGATGGGTTCAAGACTTTAGACGAAGGTCAAAAAGTAACCTATGATGAAGAACAAGGTGATCGTGGGCCACAAGCTACGAATGTTAAACCTCAATAGTTGATTTTATGCCGAACCGTTGTTGCCGACTGGTTCGGTTTTTATTTAGGTGACGGTCCGTCAGACAAATAAGAAAGCCAAGTGGTCAGGATGGATTTTGTAGATGTTTACGGTATTAAGCATGAGAATTGTACATTAGTTGCCCCAGCACGTGAATATCAGCGGGTTGTTATTTTTATGGATGCGGTGGGTCGTCGATTTGTTGCCATGGGACCAGATCCGCAACCAACTAAGTATGGGAGTAGTAGTCAGCATTGGCATCAGGCACAGCCAAGTGCAGCCCCCGAAGGTTATTTTCATATTGACCAAGCTGATTGATCAATCTTGAATAGGGTGAGAGATGTCGCTAATTTCTCAGGATATTGTTCTGGAAGGATAGTCCGTCTTGTGACTTTATGAAGATTGACGACCAAGGGTGTAAGACAAGCAACCTATTGGCGCGCGCTTCGACAATATTGACAGAAAAATGGTGCTCATTTGCTTGAGAAGTCTTTTCTTAAGCAAATGAGCACCATTAGTTTTGGTCGCTTCGCCTTTAAGTGATTAAATTGAAAACATAAAAAAATCAGTTTTCACGGTGGATTATCACGGCGTGAAAACTGATTAGTGTGGTTATATGATGGGCAGTCAGGGGTTTGAACCCAACTGAAACATAAACGCTATTAAACCAGTGCTTATGCGGTGTTTCACGTGAAGCTTTTTACCCTTGGCTTACCAATTGGCTTACTTTTACTATAAAATGTTAAAATAACCCGGTTTCCTCCTGTACTGGAAATGTTTGTTTTAACGTGGCACACGTGGACAATCGTTGATATATCAACACTTTAAAGACCCCCTAACGTGGAACATTACCCGGAACACGTGGCACACTTAGTAAAAATTGTCTGAATATACCAAGTTTAAAAGCCTAAATAATTGGCTAACTTGTTGGCCGCCTGTTGATTTTGGCCCTTAGTGACGTGTGTGTAAACATTTAAGGTTGTTGCAACGTCCTCATGGCCTAATCGGGTTTGTACTTCTTTAATGGTGGCACCAGCGGCAAACAAAGCGGAGGCGTGACTGTGTCGAAAGCCATGCACGGTAATACTAGGGGTTAGGTGGTAGTCAGTGATGATCCGCTTTAACCACTTACCCGGAGTATTAAGCGATTTAAAACCGTTCTTAGTGTTAGCAAAAACTAACTGATCCGGTTGTAACGTATTAAAACCTAAAAACAAATAATATTCACGTTGCTGTTTATGCCAGCGTTGTAATATTTCTACCGTCGTATTGTCCAAGCTGACAGTGCGGCGGCCTTTTTTTGTCTTAGGGGCTTGAATAATCTGCTTGCCGCGTTTCCCTTGGGTGAGTGTTTTATTAACCCGCAAGGTCTTATGGACAAAGTCAATATCTTGCCATGTCAGGGCTAAACACTCGCCGCGTCGTACGCCTGCAAACGCCAGTACCCGGAAGAGACAATACTTTTCGGTCTCTTTTTGCTGGTCAATGCACTTGAAGAACGTCTTTAGTTGATCGCGATCCCAGAAGTTGTCGGGCTTATCACCCCAACTATCAGGCTTAACTGGCATTGTAATCATTCTAGCTGGATTATGTGTGATATAGCCGTGTTTTAAGCCGTATTCAAAGACTGCTACCAGATAATTGTACCAACGCTTGTAATTGTACGTGACTTCTTTAAACCACAGATTAACAGCACGCTGGCACTGGTTGACGGTGATGGTTCGCAACCGCTTGTTACCAAACAACGGCAAGATGTGATTATCGAACATGCCAGCAGTCCGTGCCCAAGTGCTTTCACGAACGGTATTAATATACTGGTCGTACCATTCGTGATAAACGTCAACGAAAAGAATATTATTATCAACTGGTAAAACGGGTTCTTGCTGTAACTCTACTTCAATTCTGGATAAAGCAATACGGGCAGCGCTTTTTGATTTAAAACCCCGCCGCCGGGTTGACTTCTTTTTACCAGTTTGAGGATCAACACCTAAATAAACTTGAAACTGATAACGGGTATTCCCGTCCTTGTCCTGATACTTCTTGATTGTTGCCATTTATAATTTCCTCCATAACGTACCTTGAGCGGGGCAGTGTTATGTAAGAAAAAATAGTAGCTATTAGAAATATTCCTCTATGCTTTCATTGAGTGTTTTTTCATAATCGTAAAATTCTTCTTTTGTTATGTCTCGTTTCATTAATAAGCTAATTCCAGAAATAAAAAACGACAAATCACCGAGGAAACGTTTATCTACTTTACTACTAGAATAGTTTTTTAAATAGATTAAAATATTACTCAAAAAAATTCGCTGTTCAGGGGGCAGTTTGTCAAAATAGCTACTTTTAAAGGCATCCTTTGCAAATGATGTTTCCATATCAATTGCTCGATCTATAGAATTTTGCATAGTTAGATTAATCTCATTGACTTTTTTCTTTTCCTGCTGATTCAAAGATTTTTTACCAGAAATAGAGTCACTAAATTGATTGATTTCTTCTAAGCTTAATTTAGATCCATTAAGCATGAACTCTGTTGTAACACCACCAAGTTTAGCTATTGATTGTAATCTTTCTTGACTAGGAACATTAAGCCCTCTTTCCCACCTTGAGACATTACTTGCTGAAGCAGATGGTATTACCTTTTTTCCAAATTCAGCTTGATCCAATTGAAGATTCTGCCGAATGGATTTTATACGTATACCGAGACTTGTTTTTTTATTATCTGAAAATCTAGCCATGAGTGTACCTCCTTTACTTAGATATTTTACCATTGACGCAAAAATTGCACAAACCTATTGACAATTAAAATAAAGCGGTGTAAATTGAAAATACTAAAAAGACGCAAAAATGACGTCCTTAGAGAGGGGAAAGTAATAATGAACACAAATTTGCCAAAACAAATGAATTATAAGCAGGCGTTAAAGTTCTTCAACATTGGTTCCTATAACACGTTGTATTCCTACATCAAAGAGGGACTTAAAGTTACACAAGTAGGCAGTGTCAAGCGAATTGATCAAGATGATGCAAACAAATTCTTAGAAGCACATAAAATTTAATGCCTTGAGCGGGGCAGAATAAACTTAAGGAGGTGATTTCATGATAGCAACAGCAATCTTATGGGCAATCAAGTTTATGATTGTGTCGTTTGTTGGCAACGTGGTGGCTAAGTTAATCAAGAACCCGCGTCGGTATTTTGGAATGTGAGGTCAGTCGCATGGGAAAGCATACAAAAAAGGCCTACTTTACTTTGGCGAGTAGTAGGTCGAAGAGATAATCAAAAATATGCTTTCCCTTATTTTAACACGAATAAGGAGAATGGAAAATGACAAATAGTGAATTAGTGGAACAAGCTAAGAAGTTATCAGTGGCACGTGACAATCTGAAAATGGCAATTGATTACTTAGATATGGTATCTGCGTCAGTTAGTGGTGGGGACACATGGGCAGGACAATTATTTTTCTCAAACCACCGCGCTGGAAATGTTGTTGAAAACATGCAAAATGTTGCTGATTCGATTATGGCAGTTAGCAATGACATTTGTCCCGAAGATTAGGTGGTTATATGAAAGGAATTTGTAATGAAGAAAACTAAAGATTTAGATGAATTAGAGTTTGAGGCTGGATCACTCGTAACTTCAATAGATGCTTTAGATGATTTTGTCTTTGACTACTTCGTTAATAAAAATATTGATCATTCTGAAAAATTGAGTGGACTAATCACTGTCATAAAGCAATATGCAGAAAATCACTATGCAGATATTTCTGAGTTTAATACGTTTGGCGGTGATGAACAATGAAAGAGTTCGCAACGCTAGATAAAGCCATTGAGCTGGCGCAGCGAGGCTATGCGGTTTACCCACTGATTGAAAACACGAAGAAGCCACCTAAAGGGGTGGCGGGCTACCAAGCCGCAACTAGTGACCAGAACACCATCTTCGCATGGTTTAAAAAGCACCCCACTTACAGCTTAGGCTTGCGGCTAGATTTATCGGATTTATTGGTTGTTGATATTGATATGCACGAGCCAACTAAAAATGGTCGGGCTAGCTTGGCACAACTATTTAAGCAAGGACAGACGTTGCCGAATGATACCTACATTGAACGGACGGCTAACGGTGGCGTACATTACTTTTTGAAATATGCGGGTGCTAAGGTTCGCAAGATTGACGTTTGGCCCGGTATTGACTTGTTAAGTGACTTCACGGTGATTGCACCAAGTGAAATTAACGGCAAACCATATACTCCATTAGATGGCCGAACCTTGGCTGATATTAAGCCAGCTCCTCAATGGTTAGTCGATAAGTTGGCGGGGCAAAAAGTGAACTGGACGTCAGAACACGCCTATGCCACACGCCAAAAGAAGTATACCGGTCGCTTGTTAGATGAAATGGTAACCGGGACAACCCAAGGCAATCGCAACGCTTGGTTAACTAAAATTGCCGGTCGTATGTTTGGCGTCGGTGCTGCTCCCAAGACAGTCTATAACATGCTGTCAGTGATCAATGATTCGTTCGTTGATCCGGCACTACCAAGCAAGGAAGTTAATGTGATTTTTCAATCCATTTTAAAACGAGAGAGTAAGGGGGTTCATTAATGGGCAAAGCAATGGATTTACCAGCAGAGACCCGAGAAGCGGCCAACAATGTTATCAAAATGCAACGTGACGCTGATTGGCAGAACGATTTCAAGAAGAATTCGGACGATGGAATTAAAACACAGTCTCTTTACAATATCCGCTTAATTATGGAACATGATGAAATGCTGAAAGGGCTAGTTGTCTTTGACGAGTTCTCGGAACAAATCGTTAAAACACCACAAGCAGAAAATTCACCGTTCAAAAAAGGTTTTTGGAATGATAGTGATGACACGTTATTGAGAAGTTATATTGAGGATCATTACAACTTGTTATTCAGCAAGGAAAACATTACCGACGCGGTAGTTACAGAGGCACGCCGCAAGACAATCAATCCGGTTAAGGCTCGTATTGAAGCGGTAGAATGGGACGGCCAGCCACGTGCTGAACGTTATTTCATTGATTGCTTAGGTGCCGAAGACAATCATTACACCCGCACCATCACTAAGAAATGGCTAACTGGTCTTATTGCCCGGGCCTATGTTCCCGGAGTTAAGTTTGAAATTGTTCCTATCTTAGAGGGAAGCCAAGGACTTGGCAAGAGTACGGCTGGTAAAAATCTATACCCGGATAAATTCAATGATTTGTTGAAAGGAATGGGTAAGCAGAAAGACGATTATCAACAGTTGCAAGGTAGTTGGATTATTGAAGTTGCCGAGCTTTCCGCCATGAAGAAGACGGATATTGAGGGAATTAAAAATTTTATTAGTGCACAAACCGACACATATCGGAATAGTTACGGCCGCTATGCGTTACCGCACCCACGTAAATGCGTATTTATTGGCACAACTAACCAAACTGACTATTTAAAGGACGCGACCGGTGAACGGCGCTTCTATCCAATTAAATGTGGGGTCAACAAGGCCAAATTAGATGTATGGCACCCGGACGAGAATTACACGCTTCAAGTATTGGCGGAGGCCGCGTACTGGTTTAGGAATGGTGAACTGCTATATCTGGATCAGGACACTATGAAAGAGGCTAAGGCGTATCAGATGGCTGCGGAAGCTGTCAACCCTATGCGAGATGCCATCGAAGCGTTTTTAGCAATGGAAGTTCCCACAGATTGGGAAAATATGAGTACCGGCTTAAAGCAAAGCTATGTCAGTGACTACGGCCATCATTCTAAGTGGCTAAAAGATCAAGTCAGTAATGAACGGAAACTACTCAACCAAACAACAACTCTGGAAATCATGGAAGTTGTCTTCCATAAAACAGTCGATCGTTTTTTAACCGGGCAAACAAACTCGGAAGCTAAGCGAATCAAGCTATTAATGGACAATATGGACGGCTGGGAAGCCAAACGAATTAGAATTAATGGCAAGCAACCGCACGGATATGTCCGCGTACAATGATCGAAAACACCAAGTGTGCCACGTGTTCCGGGTAATGTTCCACGTTAGGCCAATTTGAAACGTTGCTATATCAACGATTGTCCACGTGTGCCACGTGTGCCACGTTAAAACAAACATTTCCAGTACAGGAGGAAACACGTATGAAATGGCAAGAAATGCAATTATTGAGAGACACAAAATATAGCAGTTCAGAAAATCTCAAAAAATTTGAAGACGTATTTAAGTTTGATAAATGTGCCGTGTATGAACGCCCACATAGTCTCGAAAAATTACTAGCTGGTGAGCGTTCATACAATGCGGGTAAGAAGTATGATACACCACCTTACCTTGGGGAGTGGTTAGATCATGCCGAATTACAAAAGGTAAGTGGGACTACACGCGTTGTTGCAATTGCTCATGATTATGGGCCGGCCAATAGCGTTCATAGCAAAATAGCGGAGCACGTCTTGTCGCTTGATTTAGTGGGCGTGATCTTTGATAGCAAAGTAGATTGGTATTATCCCGGCCAGTCTTCACTAGTAATGATTATGAGCAAGGAAACATATAACTACTATTACTATGACCTGTTGGCAAATCATCATGTTGTTGATGTAGTTAAGAAGCAATATTTTAGAGAATAAAAGGAGTTTAAAATAATGAAAATTAAGATGGTACATGCTGACAATATGGAGGAGCTATTTGCGCAAGTTTCGGAAGTCGACAAAGCACAAGATATTGACGATGAGTTGATAGGCACTAGCATTGATTTTATCAAGGTGAGCGATTCAAAAATGATTTATTGCGAAGCATTGGTTTATAGGACTGGTGATGACGATGAAGAACTATAATCTAAACCGCCTAAATAAGCGAGTACAGTTTGGCACCGTCAAGTCTGTTCAGAACCCAATAAACGGCACAACCAAACAACAATTCGTGACACTGTTCACTGTATGGTATGGTGAGTATACGTTGACCATCAGTAACACGATTAGCCTTACTGGTACGACTGCGACAACTAACCAGCTAATTGCGGTGCGCCATGATGAACGTATTACCACAGCACTACTAGCGTTGCTAGATGGTGTTGAGTATAAGGTTGCTGGCGTTAGTTCTGACAGCGAGCTGAACGCCTATGACGTGGTCACACTTACCAAGGTCAACGGACATGGCTAAACCGATGAAAGAATGTGAGCACCCAGGTTGCCGGACGTTGGTTGCCTATGATGTACGATACTGTGAGAAACACAAAAAGGCTACCAACAAGTTGCGGTATCACAAACGCATATACAACTCAGACGAGAGCAAGTATCAACAGTTTTACAAGTCGTCAGCATGGCGCAAGTTGTCACGGCGATTCCTTGAAAGCAATCCGGTGTGCGTGAAGTGTTACCAAGATGGGGTGATTCGTAAGGCTGATGTGGTCGATCATGTTATTGAAATCAAAGACGATTGGTCACGTCGCTTAGATGAAAGCAACCTACAACCATTGTGCTACCGACACCATAACCGAAAAACGGGATTGGTTAGAGAACAACGGAAAAAACAAACTAAATAACCAATGAGTGTCGTGCTGAAAGGTGCGGCGCTTTTTTAGTTGAGCGGAGTTTTCCGCTAAGTGAATCAGACTGGCTAAGTTTAACTTAGGTAGTAGATCTGCGCAATACTGCGCTGAACTTTCAGCCGAGTTAACCAACCCGCATTTTGCGTCTACGTTGCCAAAATTGGCAATGGGCTGCGCCGATTTTTCGGCCGAGTGAACAATTCAAGTTGGCGGCTCAATTTTGCGCCACGAGACTAATTCAAAACAGCGTGACAGCCTAGAAACGTTGATATGGGGGGCTATGGTCGACCAAAAAAGAGCGGCAGCATACTTTTGTGTTTATAAAAGTCCCTTTTGAACTTTGAATTTTTGCTTATTTTACCGGATTGTGAAATATCACTACTAATAATGCGAAATTTAAACAAATAAACAGTCAGGGGGTAATGTGTCAATATATACATGTTATTATTTGCACTTTTTAGAGATATGTGCGATAATATAGGTATAATAAATGAATTCTAGATATATGTATCAATCAGCCGCTATGGGTATAACTCGTGGGGGCTTTTTGGTACGTAAATTTAAACGAAAGGAGTGCTCCGAATGAGCCAAAAAGTAAAAGCCTTAGCCAGTATGAAGAAACATTTAACCAACGATGAGCGTGATCAACGTAAGGACGCTGAAAAAGCGCTATTTGATTATCCGGTGCTTGATTTAACCCCGCCGGATTGGCTACATGATCGTGCCTTGACTGAATGGCAACGGGTAGCGCCTTATTTAAAGGCCAATACCCCAATTAGTGAACTTGACCGGGCGATGTTAGCCAGTTATTGCCGCGCTTATGCAACGGTACAGACTTGTGAGAATGATATTCGTAAGAATGGCTTAGTGCAGACTAATCAAGAGACTGGTGTACGTAAGCCGAACCCGTACGTGGCTTTGCAGTCACAAGCCATGAAAGACCTAAAGTCCCTAGCTAATGATTTAGGCATGTCGCTATCTAGCCGGGCACGTATGGAATTAAACAAGCAAAAAGATGAAACGCCCGAAGATACTTTTGAGGCGATGTTGTCATGATTGAATATGTTGACCAAGTGTTATCGGGTCAAGTATTGGCTGGTCAAAAGATTAAATGGGCGTGTGAGCGATTTAAACGCGATTTAAGCCGTTCTAAGGACGACAGCTTCCCGTTCTACTATGATGAAGCCAAAGCGGCGCAGGCGGTCAAATTTATCGAATTAATGCCTAAGACTGACGGTAGCCAACTCACCATGCAGCCATTTCAAAAATGGCTTATTAGTGAGCTGTATGGCTGGCGTGAAAAAACTACCGGTAACCGCCGTTATGATCGTGCGTTTATTAGCATGGCCCGCAAGAATGGTAAAACCTATCTAGCTTCTGGCATGGCCGCTAATGGCCTTTTAAGAGAACGTCAGCCCGCCCGCAACCGACAAGTATTATTCGTCAGCAATGCCCTTAAACAAGCTAAATTAGGCTACGACATGCTTTCAAGTGGGTTACGGCAAGTCCGTAAGCAATCGAAGTACATGCGGCAACGGATTAAGGTACAGAAGCAAGCCATTACAGACTTAGAAACTGATTCGCAAGCCTTGGCCCTTGCCAGTGATACCAGTACGCTTGATGGTTATGCTGGGACTACCGTTATTTTAGATGAATTTCATGAGGCCAAAGACCGTAAGATATACAACGTCTTAAAGTCAGGTCAAGCGCAAGAAGATAATTCATTGCTAGCGGTGGTTTCCACTTCGGGGCTTAACCTAAACGTCCCCATGCACGCCGAATATGAGATGTTGACGGACGTTTTAAAGGGGAAGATTGAAGCTGATCGCTACTTTGTGGCAATTTGGGAACTAGACGACCGCGAAGAAGTTTACGATCAAGCCAATTGGATCAAGGCCAACCCGTTGTTCAGTGAACCACACGTTAAGCAACGCATGACGGAAAAGATTCAGGCCGACGTTGACCTTGCCATTAAACAAAATAATCTCATTCCAATACTGGTTAAGAACTTCAACATGTGGTTGCAAGCCAGTGAGGACAGTTATATTTCAGCAGACGATTGGGCCGCTGGTAAATTGGCAAAGGTGCCCGACTTACATAATCGTGACGCCTATATTGGCATTGATTTATCCAAAAGCAATGACTTAACCGCGGTTAGTTGGCTCGTTCCAATTGGTAACGGTCAGTTTTATTGTGATAGTCATTCGTTTGTGGGCACTAAGTACGGCCTTGATTCTAAGATTAAACGTGATGGCATTGATTACCGGTCAATGGAGCGGGCGGGTGAGTGTAGTATTACCAGATTAGATAGCGGCATTATCGATTATGACGATCTATTTGATTTTGTACAAAAACTGGTCGGGAAATACAACTGGAAAGTGAAAGCAATCGCTTATGACCCGTATAACGCGCAAACGTTAATTACAAAATTTGAGAAATTAAGCTACCCACTATTTGAAGTACGACAAGGCACCAAGACTTTGAATATTCCAACTCGTAATTTCCGTGATCAGCTTTACGATGACAAGATTAAACATAACGGCAACAAGATTCTCGCTTATGCGGTCAATAACGCCATCTTGAAAGTGCTAAACAATGGTTGGCAACTGGATAAAGCCCGCAATAGTAACCGGATTGACCCGATTGCGGCGTTGATTAACGCGTTTGTAGCGGGTATGGACTATTACCAAGAAAGTGAGGATCAACAGCATGCAGAAGATTACTACAAAACAGCGACTGCGGCAGATCTGTTCTGATTATGTACAAACGATCTTGTTGGTGATTGGCTTAATCTGCTTAGTGATTGGTTTTGGCTGCTGGATCAGTTGGCAAGCGGGGTTAATATTGGCTGGTATAGCCATGATTCTGCTGGCCTTGCTAATTAATTATGAAAAGCAAAGAGGTGATTAAATGAGTTTCTTCGTTAAAAGCAGTACCACCAGTGGCACACATGATCCGGTGGCCGACGCCTTGGTTAGTTTATCAAGTAACGACCCGTATACGTTTGTGAGTGCGGCGGTGTTGCGTAATAGTGACATTTACGCGGCGATTAATATTATTGCGAGCGATATTGCCAGCAATCCGATTATGTGCGATACAGCAATCTTTAACACGATGATTAATCAGACCCCCAATAGTCAGATGGACGGGTACCATTTCAAATATGCGTTGGCGGCTAACCTGTTACTCAATGGTAATAGCTTTGCCGAGATTTTGCCTAATCATACGTTGAAATTGATTGCCAATAACCAATTGACAGTTGAACAAGATGACGTCAGTGGGGCGTTGACCTACACCTATACCCCGACTGGCGGTAACAGTCGTCAGATCGCGCCTAACAACATTTTACATTTTAAATATTTCACCAAAGACGGTGTATCGGGAATTAGTCCCCTATATGCCCTCAAAGATGAACGCCAGATTCAGTCGGCCGGCAATAAATTGCTAACCGGCTTTTTTACTGCTGGCGTGCACGGCACTACGGTTATTAAAGTCCATCAATCTGATTTAGGGCCGGAAGCTAAGGACAATATTCGTAAACAGTTTGATGAAGCGAATACGGGTGACAATGCGGTCAACACGATTGTGACTGACGATACCATGGATATTAGCAACTTATCCTTAAATACCGATGTATTAAAGCTGGTCAATTCTAATGACTGGACGACCCGACAAATTGCTAAGGCTTTTGGCTTACCACCGGAGCGCTTAGGGGTTGAAAACAATCATTCTAACCAAGAACAAAGTGGCGTGCAGTATCTACAAGGGACGTTGCAACATTACTTTGATAGTTTTACCAGCGAGCTATCGTTCAAGTTTGGCCATGACTTTACGTTTAATACGGACAAGCTATTGAGCCTTGATCCGCAAACGCAACAAGCCCAAGCGGTGGCTGGTTTCACTGGCGGCGTTATGAGCCGTAACGAAGCTCGGGCCAAGATTGGCTTGCCACCAACTGACGATGGCAATATTTTCTTAAACTTACAAAAGAATGGAGTGACTAATTCATGAAACAAGACCGACGGTTAACGATTGACGCCGAATTGCGAGCACAAACGCCGCAGTCAGAAACACCCGAAGACGGGCCAGCTGAAAATTCAGCAGACCCGCAACCTAAAGATTCCCAAACAAGCAAGGGCAAAACAATTAGTGGTTATGCAATTGTATGGAACTCACCAAGTAAAGACTTAGGCGGCTTCACTGAGGTTGTTACCCCTAAGGCCCTTGATGGTGTCGATTTATCAAACGTTCTTATGCTTAATAACCACGACTATACCCAAGTGTTAGCCAGTGCCAAGGCGGGCACATTAACGTTAGAAACGGACGACAAGGGGCTACATTTCACCGCACAGTTGCCGAATACGTCGTTTGCTAATGATGTTTACGAAGAAGTTCAAAGTGGGAACGTTGATTCCTGCTCATTTGGCTTTGATAGTGACGACGACACCGACGAATGGACTAAAGATGATGGCGGTAATATCACGCGCACCATTAATCAAGTTAAGAGTTTGTTCGATGTGTCAGTGGTAGCTGTTCCCGCTTATGACGATACCAATGTGCAAGTTGACACCCGTAGCTATGAAAAATTTATTAACCAAGAAAAGGAGCCTGACAACATGGCAAAACAAACAATTATTGATCCTAATGGCAATGAAAACAAAACCGGTATTCCAGCATTTGAACAATATGTACGGACACACGGGGAAACACGGGACGGTTTAAAGACTGACGGGGTCAGTGCGGTTATTCCTAAAGAGCTGATTACTCCCGTCTTCCAATTAAAGCAATCCAATTACAATCTTGCCCAATATGCGACAGTCAAGCAAGTTTCTAGTGGCTCCGGGACTTATCCAATTGCTACTAGCCGACAATCTGCGGTATTGGCTACTAAGGAAGAACTAGCGGACATTGCCGACGTTAACGCGAACATGTTTACGGAAGTGCCATTTGACGTGAAGACACGAGCGGGTAAGATTGCCTTATCTAATGAAGTGGTGGAAGACGCCGAAGTTGATATTGTCAGCGAAGTTAAAACACAATTACAACAATTGGTTGATAACACGGACAATACGCAAATTATGGGCCTGTTAACGGGAACCAGTTTCACCAAAGCAACGGCTACCAATATTGATGATCTTAAAAAGATTTTCAATGTGACGTTAGATCCCGCTTTGAGCAAAATGTGGTTAGTGAACCAGTCCGGGTTCAACTACCTTGATACCTTGAAAGATTCCGATGGCCGTTACCTGTTACAACCGAACCCAACGGCACCCAGTGGCTTCACCTTGTTAGGGGCGCCAGTCGTCATGATTAGTGACAAGTTATTGGCTAACAACGCGGACGGGACGTTCCCAATGATTGTGGGGGACTTATCACAAGCGGTGGCTGTCTTCCGGCGTAACCAAGTAACCGCCCAATGGGACAAGTTCGACCAGTTCAGTCAAGGGCTTTCCGTAATTGTGCGGAATGACTATGAAGTGATTGATAAGACCGCTGTAATCAACGTGGCGTTAGGAACTGCGACTGCTGGTAAATAGGAAGACAAAATGAGTGGGATTTCAAGCAACAAGTGATAGTATGATGATAACGCTTATCATATTTTAATAGAACGTGCAGTTATAATTTTAGGAGTGATTCCATGAAGAACACATTTATCCTTGCATACAGTGGTATTATCATCACGTATGTATTCGCCGCATATGTTGCTTTTAAAGTGTTTGAGGTAATCTATTATGCTATGACTTGGTAATAAAAGGGCCGTGACTTCAAGGTCACGGCCTTTTATGATAAATATGTGTTTTGGAGACTGCTCGGGCTGGGATCGAACCAGCGACCTCTTGATTAACAGTCAATTATTCTACCGCTGAACTACCGAGCAATGAGTACTCTATATTTATACCATATAATTTTATGAGAGTAAAGTTAAACTTATGAGGAAGTGATTAGTTGGCAGTGACTGTAGACGACATTAAACTAAGCCTGCGAATTGATGTAACTGAAGATGATCCAATGATTCAAAGTTATTTAGACGCCGCCAAGGACTACGTGCAGACGGCTGTTAGCAAGAATGAAGATCTGACTGTCTACAAACAGTACGATTTTGCCGTGTCCTTGCTGACACAATTCTGGTATCAAAACCGGGTAACCGATATGACAAAGACACCGTATCAAGTTGTCAGCATGATTCAACAATTGCGCGGTTTAGTAACCGGGTAAGTTTTAAAGTGAATATGCTTCATCTTGAACAATTATAGGTGAAAATATTTGCTTTAAGTGCTATAATATAAGTATTCATTGTGTTGATATTAGTCGGAACGGGGTGCAATAGCCCCGTTTTTTAATACATATATCTGGGATCAGAAAGTGTGATTCTAATGCGCCAAGATGTTAAGAAAATTCGTAATTTGTTAAAGAAATATGCCAAACTAAAACGTAATTTGACGGCTTATAATCAGGTTTCTAGTCCCTCGTTCGATGGAGTATCAAGTCATAGCAGCCAAAACGGCACTGAAAGCCGCCTGATAAACCATGTTGATTTGTCTTACCAGTTAAAAGAAGTCGAAGACGCCCTCAATGCAATTGATGATCCACAATATCAATTTATCTTACATGATTATATTATTGAGAAACGCTTCAACCGCAACGAAGCCTGTAATCAATTATCGGTTAGTGTCAGCAAGTTTAACTACTTAAAGAACCGGGCACTTGAAGTGTTTAAATTAAACTATCTTCGAACTCTGTGATATACTGAACACGGTTAACATATTCGGAAGTTTTAAGTATCATTAAACTTGCTATCTATAATTTTCTTAGATGTTAATTCGGCTGGTTACTTTGATTTAGTTTCTAGGAGGAATATAAGTATATGCAAAGTGGTACTGTGAAATGGTTTAACGCGGATAAGGGTTTTGGATTTATCACCGGTTCGGATAATAAAGATGTATTCGTTCATTTCTCATCAATCCAAACAGATGGGTTTAAAAGCCTTGATGAAGGTCAAAAGGTAAGCTATGAAGTTGAACAAGGGGATCGTGGCCCTCAAGCAACGAATGTTGTTCCACAATAA